ATCAAATGGATAAAAGAACATTAGTTGCTCCTAAAATTCAACCTGCTACAATTTCTAGAACAGAACGTGTACGTCCGCCTGTTGCACCTGGAGTGCGTGCGTGGACACCAACTAACCCACGTCCTGTAACAAAACCATCTTTACCTAAAGCAACTGCACCCAGAGCGGCAGGACCAAATGTTCCTGCTAAAATTAAACCTACAGTTAAACGAACTACTATTCGTGTAGTGCAACAAAAACCAGCAGCACCTGCATCAACAAATGATATTCTTGGCGGAGCGCATATGGGTGGACACTCAGACGTAGGCATGAACATTGTTGGCGGCGGCGGTTCTATGCACGAACAAACTAGATAAGGACAACATATGCTAACAATGGACCAGATTGGCGCACGCGTTCAAACGCTTCGCTATCGCGCCCATGGTCGTGACCAACGCAATGGTGATGTCCAAATGGTACGTCAAGGTAAAATCTCACAAGTTTACCCTAATTTCTTTCCAGATGGTATTGACCAAAACGTAGTCGCTAACTTTATTGACATTGTTGCCCGTGACTTAGCGGAAGTAATTGCACCACTACCCGCTGTTAATTGTTCTGCAGTTAATCAAACTTCTGACCGTGCTCGTATGTTTGCAGACAAACGTACTCGCATTGCGGCTAACTATTTCCGCTTGTCAGATTTGCAAGTACAGATGTACAATGGTGCAGACCAGTACATCACCTATGGATTCCTCCCGTTCATTATTGAATTGGATGAGGAAGAGCAACAACCACGCATCCGCTTAGAAAATCCTGTCGGGGCTTATCCCGAATTTGACCGCTATGGACGCTGCGTTGCTTTTGCTAAACGTTACTCAATGACACTAGGCGAATTGGTAGCCATGTTCCCTGAACATGAATATCAATTGCTAGGTAAGTTGGGTTACAAGCAAGACCTTAATGGCATGATTGAAATGATTCGTTATTACGACAAAGACCAATCAGTGCTGTATTTACCATCACGTAACAACATGTTGTTATCACAGGCAAAAAATCCTCTTGGCAAGATGAATGTAATCATTGCAAGACGACCTGGACCAGATGGTGAATTGCGTGGACAATTTGATGATGTACTGGGTATCCAGTTGCTTCGTAACCGATTTGCATTACTTGCAATGGAAGCAGCCGAGAAGTCAGTTCAAGCACCAATTGTTCTACCACAAGATGTTCAGGAACTACAACTTGGTGGAGATGCTGTTATTCGTACGGCTAACCCGCAAGGTGTACGCCGTGTAGAATTGTCTCTACCTCAAGGCGCGTTCACTGAATCTCAATTACTTAACGAAGAACTACGCGTTGGTGCTCGTTATCCTGAATCTCGTACAGGTAACGTCAATGCAAGTGTTGTCACTGGACAGGGTGTACAAGCACTACTAGGAGCATTTGATACGCAGATTAAATCTGCACAAGCAATCTTTCAGACTGCACTACGTGATGTTATATCACTATGTTTTGAAACAGATGAGAAATTGTTTAACTTTGAAAAAACTATCCGTGGTACAGATGCAGGCTCTCCGTATCAGGTTACATATCTTCCATCAAAAGACATCAAGGGTGACTACTCTGCTGATGTACGTTATGGAATGCTGGCTGGGCTTAACCCAGCACAGGGTCTTATCTTCATGCTACAGGCACTTGGTGGTGGATTAATCTCCAAAGACATGGCTATGCGTGAACTACCATTCAATGTAAACGTCACTCTTGAACAAGAGAAGATTGAAATTGAAAAGATGCGAGATGCATTAATAGGTTCACTAGCGGCATACACACAAGCGATTCCGCAAATGGCATCACAAGGACAAGACCCTTCTGACATTGTTCGTAAGATAGCGGAAGTTATCGCGTTAAGACAAAAGGGTAAAGTAATCGAAGACGCTATTCAAGATGTCTTTGCAGTTCAGAATCCTCCTGCTGGTGCGCAACCTACAGTTGAGCAACCTGTCCCTGCTGCTCCTGGTGCTCCAGTAGGAGGCACCCCCCAACAAGGACAGCAACCAGAAATGCAACCACAACAAAAACCAGAATTGCAAACATTACTATCAACACTTACAGGAGCAGGCGCGTCACGTAGTAGCGCACGCGTAACACAACGTAGAACCGTATAACAGATAGGGGACGCATCATGGCTACACGCAAAAAGAAAGCAGTAGTTGATGAGTCTTACTCAAAGTTAGATGAGTACTGTATTTGGTTACACGAATTTCATAGAGGTTTACGTAAAGCAGGATTTTCAAACGACAATGCATTATGGATTGCAATATCACCAGAATCATATCCTGAATGGGTTTCATATAAGAAACCAAATGAAGCGGACATACAAAGATATTTAGATGAGGAGGAAGACTAATGGCACAACAAGGCGGTTATCGTCAGCCAACAAATCCTGCTCCAACATCAGGACCAGGGGCATTATCAAAGCGCACTGATGGTGGTGCAATTGAAGGTATGTCTAAACCACAGCCAAAGGCTGACTGGACTGGTCTTCCATATGGTGATAACAAATCTGTTAATGACCAAGAGTCTGCTGCTAATTTAGCAGGCAACCCAGTTCCATCTATGCCCGCACCTGTTGTATCACTTAACGCACCTACACAACGTCCTAATGAACCAGTAACTAATGGTATTAACATGGGTCCAGGAGCAGGAACAGAAGCACGAGTGCTTCCTAATCAAGCACCTACGTTAATAGATACTCTTAAACACCTTGCTCAATTTGACCCCTCAGGAGATGCAGAGTTAGTTTATCGCCAATTACTTGATGGGCAATAATGCAACCATTAAATCCAGTTATTGCTGAGGTATCACCTAACATTTATGCCGCTGCAAAGCAGGCTAACCTTGACCCTACGCAGGTTAATCAAGTAGAGCAAATGTCATTTGCTATGAAAAAACATAAAGAACTTCTTGCTATGCCTGCAGCAGATGCACAAACAGCATTTAATAAATTAGACCCTAACATACAATCAGGACTTAAGTTTTTATTTAAGAATGCACAGTACTCACAACCTGCACCTACATTAGGACAGGAAGTTTGGGGTGGTCTTAAAACTATAGGCAAGGCTATTGCAAGCCCAATCATTGGTTTGTTTAAAGTTGCTGGTGCTTATAACCGAGCAATTAATACACCATATCTTGTTGCACGCGAAGTTGCACAAGGTGATGGTAGTGTACTTGATGGCAAAGTTTGGAAAGCAGCCTGGGATGGCAATGCTATATTTGACCATGGTTCATTACAAAAAGCCGTAGATGTATTTGGTGCATCAGATGTTGAAGTTGCTAAAGGATTAATTGCTGGCAAAACCCCTGGTGAAATTGTACAAACACATGGCAAAGTTGACCAAGCATTACTTGATTCAATTCAAAAGGCTTTCAACAGTCCTAACGATTTTAAACAAGTTCTTGATGGCGTAAAGTATGCACAGGTTTCACCTGGTCGCGACTTTGCTCGCATGAGTGATGACAAACCTGTACCTAGTGGTGGACTGCATGGCGATTATGTTAGCAGTGGAACTAAAAATCTTTCAGGTGTTGTTGATACTGTTTATCAAATTGTTCTTGACCCACTTACATGGCTCACTGGTGGTGGCAGCAAGGCTGCAACGCTAGGTGAACGTTTAACTAAAACTATTATTGAGGCTGCTAACAATGGTGACCTTGCTGGTGGAGTTGCTAAAGTTATGCAACATCCACAAGTTAATGAACTATGGCAGAACCAACTTGGTCCAGCAATTAAACGCTTTGCAGAAGCACCAACTGCTGCAGGTAAATCAAATGTTTATCGTGAGATAGCATCAACCTTTCCAGGTTATGCTAACAGGGACATTATTGAGAAACTAGCGGCACCAGATGCTAAAGTATTTGATGCGCCATCCGCGCAGAAATACTTTGAACAGGCTGACAATACTCACCTGATGCTATCTGGTCGTGTTGACGGCGTAACATATGCACGCAATGGCGTGGCTACAGCCAGAACAACACGTAACTTTGCAGATGGATTTATGACCTATCTTGATAGCGTCTTTAATCCTACTACATCAAAGACACTTGGTATGTTAAAAACTACAGGTAGAGATGTTGCAAAGGTAGATGAACTTGGAGAGCCACTATATCAGGCTCTTATTAAAACAGGTGAATCACTTGACAAACTTGCTTTTAAAAATCCCGAACTAGATAAATTAATTGCTGATGCTAGTGGGGAAATTGGAAAGTTAAAAAAGTTAGGCTATGGAATTGGCAAACAAGCAGCACGTTCTGCTGCTGGTCAAGAAATTCGCCTTGGTGACCGTGCTGCTGAAACTGCAAATCATTTTACAAATATGGCACGTCAATTATTGCCACGCGACATGGCAGACTTTATGACAACTAAGTTTATTGCAGCATCTGCTGATGAACAAGTTGTTATCCTTCGGAATGTTTATGCTGCCATTATGCACAAGTTTGGCATGGGTGGTACACAAGAAGGTCGTACTTTAATGAATACAATACTTCGTGAAAAGTTTGGAACCAAAGCAGGTTTTGCTACATT